ATCAATCAATGGAGGCAATTCTTGTGAGCCATAGAGTAACATCTCCTTTGTTATTTGGTGTACGTGCAGGCGGTGGATTGGGTAGTAATACCGATGAGATGCAAACGGCAATGCGCATATTCCAACGTCAAGTAATTGAGCCATTTCAAAGACTAATTACAAGCGCAGTTGAAGAGGTGTTAGCTTCATTTGGTGTGTTTGCTAATGTCAAAATTGTACAGAATGATTTGTTCGCAGATGATACCGTAGTAGATGCAAGTGGTGCAGTAGCGCAACCAGTTGATGTTGCAAGTCAAGCAATGAATGGAGCGCAAATTTCATCACTACTTGAAATCATTACACAAGCGACTGCTAATGTGTTGACTATTCCAAGTGCAAAGGCTGTATGTAAAACTGCATTCCCAACAATGACAGATATGCAAATCAATAATATATTTGATAACCTATCAACTGTTGCTATTGATCCTACTCAAGTAGTCCAAAAAAAAAAAGTTAAGTCAGAACACGAAAGCATTTCTAAAATCTGCTGTTCATCAGAACAAGATTTTACAGATGAAGAGGGAAGAATCTTCATTGATGAGTTAAAGTCGAAAGCTGAATATATTGATATTGAGGAATGGGAATTGATTAGTGAGGAAGATGTATTAGATCCTGAGAATGAATTGAACTATACCTCACAACTCTTTAACAAGATGCCATCAATGAATGATGCCAATGGTGGGGATAAGTCGCAATGGGGTGATGCAGGACTTTACAAATTACGTTATGCATATTCTCAAAATTTATCAGCTAACTCACGTGAATTTTGCGTTGAAATGGTAGGAATGTCAAAGGCAGGAGCGGTGTTTAGATATGAGGATATTGAAAATATGAGTGAGAAAGGAGTTAATGGAGATTTCGCACCAACTGGGGCATCAACTTATTCGATTTTCCGCTACCTCGGGGGGGCATTTTGCCATCATGTTTGGAAGCGTCAAATCTATATGAGAAAGAGAGATTCAAAAGGTAGAATTCTACCTAATGAAGGTCTTAAAAATGATAAAAGAGTAGCTAATAATCCGTTTGTTCCAAGAAAAGGAATCGAAGGAATTGCACCAATAAATAGACCAGGAAGAGGTTCACTTAAATACCAATAAAAAATGCCAATACCACAAGAAATATTACTCATAAATGAGGAATACATAAAGAAGTTCACTCCTTTAACCGATGCAGTTGATCCCAATTTAATCAGACCTGCCATCTATCTTGCGCAGGATAAGTATTTGACCAACTTTTTGGGGACAAATTTAACAGTAAGATTGAAGGACGATGTAGCAAATGGCACATTATCTGGAGACTACGAAACATTACTCAATGAGTACGTGCTGAAAGTAGTATTGTGGTGGACTATGGTGGAACTTTACCCATCTCTTTTGTATAAGCACGACAACGGAAACTTAGTGAGTAGACAAAGCGAGGACACAACGCCTGTAACTAAGTTCGAGATGGAGTCATTGAAAGAGGCTGCACGTCAAAACGCAAGATGGTATACAAAAAGAATGGTAGACTATTTGTGTTTTAATTCAACTTTATTTCCCGAGTACACCAACAATACTGACAACAACATTTTCCCTGATAGAAACCCATACGGAAAGAGCAACTTTTTAATATCTAATTCATATAGACAATGGCGCAACCAATGGTCAATAAGAGACTTTCTACCCCCATCGTATTAAAGCGAAAGGAGTATGAAAAACTATTAAAACAATACCTTAAAAAACAAGAAAAGAGATGAAAGTTAAGTTGTGGTTATTGGGTATTGCAACCGTCTTTTTGCCCATCAAAGAATTGATGATTACAATCGGTTTTTTGGTGGCTATGGATATGGTTGTTGGTATCTGGAAAGCTATCAAATTAGGTCAGCGCATCCGTTCACGCAGGATGAGTGATACCATCACAAAGTTGATGTTGTACCAAATCGCAATAGTTAGCGGATTTCTTATTGAGCAATATGTAATTGAGCAACTTATTCCCATCACTAAGTTAATAGCTACCGTAGTTGCAATCATTGAGTTCAAGTCAATTATTGAAAGTATTGAGTCAGTGACTGGAAAGGATTTGTGGAGTAAGATTAAAGCTATTATAGGTAGAAAGAGCGAAGATTTAACCGATGCAATGACGGATGGAAAAGGTAAGTAAGTATGTAAGTTACTTTGAAGTAACCCATAGCAACCAAGCTAAGGCATTGAAGATTGGGAATATCCCAAACGCTGAACAATTGGGGAATTTGAAGCTCGTATGTACCAACATTTTTGATAAGGTGCGTGAGCATTTCGGAAAGCCCATTGGTATCTCATCAGGTTTCCGAAGCTATGAATTAAATCAACGCATAGGTGGGAGTAAGTCCAGTTTACATATGCAAGGTATGGCACTTGATATTGATGGGGATATTCACGGAGATATAAGCAATAAAGATATATTTGATTACATCAAAAAAAATTGTACTTTTGACCAACTGATTTGGGAATTTGGAAGTGAGAACGCACCATCTTGGGTTCACGTAAGTTACAATAAGAATGGGAATAGAGGTCAAGTGTTACGTGCGGTCAAGAGTGGTGGTAGAACTGTTTACCAACCATTCTAAAATATATGGCAGAAAGTCAAAAAACAAAAATCGCGCGTGAATTGCGTGAGCGTTTTCCAGATACACCAACTTTAACGTTGGCTAAAAAGTTAAGCAAAGAACATTTCGAAACATTCTTGGGTGTTGAAGATGCGCGTCACGCACTGCGTAGGATTGAAGGAAAGACTGGTAAATACAGACCTGCCGACAAATCTTTTATAGTGGAGAATGATAGACCACGTAACCCATTCAAGTTGCCAAAGTCGTATGCAAAAGGTCGAAAGCATATTGACATCAAAGGCAAAAAGATTTTAATACTATCCGATATTCATATTCCATACCACGATATTGATGCGTTGTCAACTGCTATCCAGTGTGGTATTGATGAAGGAGTAGACACGGTTGTATTAAATGGAGATGCATTAGACTGCCATATGATTTCTGACTTTGTCAAGGATCCAAAGAAACGTAAATTCAAGGATGAACTTTACGCAATGCGGACTTTCATTTATGAGTTGAGGCAAACTTTTCCAGATGCTGAAATAATCTATAAAGAAGGCAACCACGAAGAACGCTACTGGCGTTATATGCGTGTGAAAGCACCCGAACTTTTTGATATAGATGCATTTGATTTCGCAAGTCTTTGCCATCTTGATAAGCACAACGTGCAATGGATTGAAGGCAAGAATAAATTAAACGTAGGCGGTCTATCAATATTTCACGGTCACGAATTCGGAAAGCAATTTATACCTTCTGTAAACGTTGCCAGAGGTCTATTCTTAAAGACCAAAGCAAATGCAATGTGCGGACATCATCATCAGACTGCTGAACACACTGAGCGTGATGTAAATGGCAAAGTTATCACGTGTTGGGGTGTTGGGTGTCTCTCTGAATTATCACCTGATTACAACCCATATAGTAAATACAATCACGGATTCGCTATAATAACTAAAGGCAATGGAAAAGAATTTCACGTTAAAAATTATCGTATTAATCAAGGCAATATCTATTAGTATTGGTATTGCAATTGGTATATTGATATGTGAAAAAAACTATAAACCAATCACAAAATCGGTTTACCATAACGATACAATTGTTGTATTAAAAGCAACAGTTGACACGCTGAAATTGGAACGCATTAAATTAAAGACCATTTATGAAAAGGACATTGATACTATCTATCTTATGGATACTACTGCCATTGATAGCGCATACTCAAAAGCTATCGAACGACTCATCGAACTGGAGCAGGCTCGATTCTTTGCGAACTGAGCGCAGGTTAGTTGTGTTGGGTGTACGTTCACTTGATTACTACATTGAAGTTAATTCTAATTTAAGTAAGGAGAATCAGTCACTAACCAAGATGAATGCAGTTAATGAGTCATATATCGAACAATTAGAGGGATTAAATGAGGGATTAAGTGAGGAATTAAATGAGGGATTAAAGGCAAAAAAAAAGTGGCGTAATACCACTCTTTTAATTGTTAGTGCGAATGTCATTTTTTTGACATCATTCTTTTTAAGTAGATAGCAAAATCAAGAGCTTCTTCGTATGCGTGTTGCATCCATTCCTTTTCTGATAGATTCGCATTATCTACCGTTGTGCCATACTTAGCCCTGCCCATTTTCTCACGTGAGATTAGGTCGCTAATAACCTCTTTGTAGATATCGGACTGGCAGTTATCAAAGTCGTGTGTGATATTCATATCTTAATAATTTTTGAATTTAGGTAAATCAAGTTTTTTAGTTACACCAATTAAATCACAGACTACCCACCAATCTTTACCTTTATTCATTTCAGCCATTAGACTCACACCCCACTCATCTTTACATAAAGAAAATCTATAAAAGTCTTCATATGTAGTATATTGTTTGATCCAAGGAATACTAAGTAATTGTTCCGTAGTTAAAAAATGATTTTCCAATGGTTCGCAAGATGAATAATTTGCGATATGTTGTTTTGCTATCATAGTTTTACTTGCAATTTGGGTTGTGTTTGTTGTTGCGTACGGATATATTCCGTTAGTTCAGGTAACATCCAATATCCATATTCCGCCAAAACTGCTGTAAAATCGGACATTTGGCGAGTTATATCTGGTAGCATTGCACCGTCTGCATCCCACAAAGCTGTGATAGTCTTGCCGTGTTCACGTTGAATGGACTCATTTAAGCGTTTCAATAGCATCTTTGTTTGATGATTATAGAACCATTTAATATCCTCACATTCGTCACCTGCATAGATGGAGGCCTGCAACCACATAAGTAGGTTTAGCACCTTGATTTTTTCAAGTTCGTCTTGAGTGATTTCTGTTTTCATTTTATTTAGTTTTATTTACGTGCCAGTACATATCGCACTCATTGTTTTTGAAGGGAACTACAGTAAAATAAGCTTGATAAAATTCATCTTCTTTTGCTGTGTATCTGTAGCAATTTTGCTTGATTGGGCAATTAGTGCCTTTGCATTTTGTGATGTCTGCCATAGTTATTTATTTTTATTAGTTTCGTGTATTCCGATGTTATACGCAAGCACTACCTACGTACTCCGAAATCAGATTTACGTAATTTACACATACGACCATCGGACTTATGATGAAATACAATTCCTTCAATATCATTTTCGGGATTAGATAAATATTTTTTTAAATATTCAAAAGAATCATCTTCTAAACTTAATCTATATTCTCCGTGTCTAATCAAAGCGTGTCCGTTAATTTTTTCTGGATTACCTTGTATTTTTTCGCCACAAAGTTCGTAAGTTCCATCAAGCCATTTTTCGTGTTTATCGTATGCTTCAAAGAAATATTTATCTTCATTTTTACTTCTATCGCATTTTAACCAATGTGGATGATGTCCTGTTATTAAATCAGCTTCTTGACAAGGTATTGCACCTTCAGGAACTTGACGTCCTTTTTTAACATCATAACGTTTGTAAATTTCTCCATTTATAATCGCAGTTGAAGTTCCATCGTATTTCCTTGTAGGTATTCCGTCGGTAAAAACCCATTCGTTTTCAGCATTTACTTCGTTGATTACTCTGCCCAAATCATGTGGGTCTTTCTTAAATAATGTGCTAATTTTTTTCATTTTTATTTAGTTATTAGATTTCAAATGTATTAAGCGAATGCGTATTTACCAAAATTCTTTTTGAGTTCGTAGAATGCCCTCATCATAATGGCATCTGCAAAGTCGGGAGATATACCGTGTCTCTTTTTCAAATCTTCTTTGTTGGTCACTCGCAGCTTTCCATCACTATCTATTTTCTCCCTGCGTATCATCTCCAATTCTTTGACAATAGTATCTTTATGCGTACCTTCAAATGTGATGGCATTACTTGAAATCAATTCACCTAACTTGAAATAGCAGTCGCATTTAAGATTCATATAATTGTCACGCACTGCTTTTGATCCGTTAAGAAATCCTTTGCAATGGAGATAATCTTTCGCACCTCCGCCGATGCCATCCTCATCCACCAGTACGTTGGAAAGTCTTACCAAGTGATTTTTGATAAGTTCATTGATGGTATCCACAACCTCGTTAATAGGCTTGTGTTTTAATACCACGAACTTTTCAGCGTGTAAATTATTCCACACAATTATCACTGTCCTATCATCACCCATTCGTGCGATATCCGCAGTGATGAATTTATCTCCCAAATTAGTTGAAGGTCTGAAGCATCTCAGTAAATCATCATATTCATAAAGTCTATCTTTGGTCTCATCGTAATCCCAGTCACCTTCTAAAAGTCTTTTGCGGTCAATATCGGGCAACATCTGTAATGATTCGATGTACACTGGCGATATGTGTGGGTTGTCCGTTGGTAGAGCCTGAATAAAGCGTCTATCCTTTCTGATTGAGTTATTACGTTGCGCATCAAAGAACTCTCTATACAACCATCCTTTGTGGGGATTGCAGGTCAATAGTCCTTTTGGATTGTTTAATTTATAGCGGACACGTGAATTTAAGATATTGATACACTTTTCGCTCACCTCACTTGCCTCGTCAACAAAGTAGTCTGTGATTTCAAGCGACCCAAATCTTGAAAAATCTGCGTCTGAAGGCATATCAGCCAAGTCCATCAAGATAATCTGTGAGCCATTGTACCAATTTATCACATGGTCTTGACCATTGTAAGTAAAATGTTTTCCTGCGATTAGATTGTACTTAGTGCATAGTTCAAAGAAAGTCGCAAGTGTGGATAGTCGCAACTTTTTTAATTCAGCACGGCCTATTAAACCACGTGTGCCGGGATACTTTAACCGCCTTTTTATTTGCCAATCGCAACCTAAAAAAGATTTTCCAGAACCTGCAGAACCACCATACAATAATTGACGGCAATCATTGTCAATCGCAAGATAAGATAGAGCTTCTTTTTGCTTATCGTGGAATTCTATCATAAGCCATCCTTTATTTTTTGTTGCAATATGTGGCTATCCATTATATCAGAATAGATGAGTCTTGATAATTCACACTGGTAATCGTCTTTGAACTTCTGGCGACTCAACTTGTCCAATCTTTTTGCTTTGTATGCACTAATTGATTGAGCGTCTAAGGTCTTTTTATATGCCATAAATTGCCATTTCTTCCAGTCCTCATCAGTCCACATTTCATCTTTGATTATCTTCTTATCATAAAATGTGCGAACCTTCATCGGTGCTAACATCAACACAAAATCTCTTTTGTTTTCGCGCCATAGTCGGATGTCCTCATTAAAAGTATCAGTCCAATCTACTGGCTCATCACTTGTGGTAGATGGCAATTCTATCTTAGCTTTCTTTTTGTCAATTGCTAAATTAGTTTTCATCTTGAAATCATTGTAGGATTTTAGCACATCGGAAAGGAAAGCTACCGACATCATATTAAATGATTCGATACGTGTCCATTCTTGACCAACTGCATTGAGTTGGAAGGCCAATGCCATTTCTCCAGTTGTAAGGTATGGATAATGCGTCTGCATAGTCACATACAGAAGATTCGTTTCCTCATCTGAGGGCAGGTTTTTGATACCATATAGTACTATACCATAGGCGATTGATTGCTTAAAAATGGATAGCGTAATATCGCAAATCCGAGGGGATTCAAGACTTGTGATAAATGCCTTTTCGTTATGAGTTAACCCACTGTTGTATTGTGTCTCTTTGAATTCTACCAATTGTGTCATTGTGTTGATTTTTAGTTGTTACAAATTTACTTAAATCCCAAGCTGAGCGAACTGCTGCCTTCCAGTCTTTCATCTTATTCTTGCCGTACTTCCAACCGGTATTGGTGTAATGGCTGATAAAGACATCCGCAAAATTAAGCGCATCTTCGGAGTTGGCATTGGGCATTCTTTCGAGAAAGTAGTCAGCGACTTCTTCAAGCGATGGAGCAGTGAAACGACATTCTTTGGATTTTGTTTGATTCATCAATTGTTCCATCTTGCTCAATCTCTCTTCGAGATATGAGATTCTTGAACATAAAGACTGGTAGTTGTTTTCCATTTAGTTGTTGTTTTAGTTCGCTGCAATTATAGCCATATTTCTCGAATTTGTCAAAACACTCTTCAGCAATAGTTCGGTAACTCATATCATTCGTGTACAATTCAATAAACTTTTTAGCGTTGCTTATTGCTGATGCATGGTCTAAGTTAAAGAGTGATCCGATATACTGCCAAGTATGTTCAGTTGCAAAATAATACAACGCAATGTAATAACTTCGAGCGTCTGCAATTGGGCGGGTGCGTATCTTTTGCTTTAACTTTTCAACCGATATACCAAGAATATCAGAACAGCATTCGTCTAAAATTTCAGCAACAGTTCGGAATTCGCCTGCGTGTTGTATAAGTGTTTCAAGATGTTCTATTATCTCATCCTTTTCTTCGTGAATCATTAAGTCTTTGAGATTAGTCAAATGCATCACACTGCTAACTTTTAGATTATCAATAACCTTTATCAAATCTTTATTCATCAGATATAGTTTACAGGTTCGTGTTCGTTTTCATTTTCAGCTACCGCCAATGAAATCAATTCGCATTTGTCAACTCCAATCAACTTGGATAACTTATCAATGTGGTTAATGCTCATTGTGATTGGGTACGTTTCGTACTTGCGACCAGTAGGCCAAGTTACACCCATTGCCTTTGCAAATTCGTAAGTGGATGGGTAGTGCGTTCTTATTAGTGTTCTAAATTTCATAATGTTTTCTTAAGTAAGTAAATAATTCTTTCGGGCTATCAAAGTTGATAACCCCCCTTAAAAAGGGAGGTCATCAGCGTTGTTAGATTTGCCGTCTTGGATAGCATCCTTGTAAGGATTTTCACCTGATGTTAAATAGATTTCAAAGGCCTGAGCAGTAGCGCAAATCAATCCAATCTGTTGGTTGATTGGTTGACCTTCGCCTTTATGCAAATCAACTGCTGCCTTTAGTGCTACTGCACGTGCGATGTCAGCTTTATCTTCGGGAGATTTACCAAAAGACTTTCCACCACCTCCACCATTCCAAGCGGGTTTCTCATCTTTCGCCCATTTGATGTTCCAATACTTACCGTTCTGCGTGTACTCGTAATTCTTTTCATCCCCTACTTTCCACGTTGGTACTTGCGTCTTGGCGAAGCATCCGCCTACATCGCCGTTTTCCATTTCAACCTCAAATTTAAAGAGGTCATTCCAGGTGCCATTGTTTTGAATGGACTTGATTTTTGATGTTTTCATTTTATTTTGATTTTTAATGATTTCTTGATATTTTTTTTCTAAATCTGTTTCAAAGTCTATGTGCATCATCACACCTCTGTAAGCAACTGTAATGAGCCTACCTTGACTGAATTCATATTCTTGCCTTTTGCGTTCACGATATGAAAGCGGTTTGCCAGTTTTGAATTCGTCCCAATATTCCCAAGTCATTTCTTATAGGTCTTTTCTTTGAGCAATGCCTCCATCCTTTCAAATGGTTTGCGTGGTGAACTATCCGCTATGTGCTGAGCAATCGCATTGAAATCAAGTTGCTCTGATGGGTAGCTTGATGACATCACACAGATAAACTTGCGTGGGTAGGTTAAATCAAATGGTTTCATAAACAATCGTCTTTTTTAATTTCTCAATTAGAATATCATATTCTTCACGACTCATTAACCAACGGCGACCAGTGTCATCTTTCCATATTTTAAGGATAGCAAGTAAGGCCGCACGTTCGTTGATGTTTAAAACGAAGATAGATGAATCCAAAGGACAATGCATCTTATCAAAACCACTGATGTCTTCACCAATGATCATAACAGGTTTTCTTTGATTTCCCATAACTTAAATGATTTGAAAGATGAATGCTTCAACTCCATTAACGTGATACTTACCAGAATAGGCATGGCAGTAACCGTGTTCATCCATATGGTATTTAATACCATTGTCGTGAGCGTAATCAATCACAGTAGCGTTTGCCTGCTCCAATGATTCGCAATTGATGGCTTGTTGATGAAAGCCTTTGAAAATGTGAACTTGATACATAGTGTTTTGTTTTTGTTGTTTGTTTGTGCGTTGTGGATGCGCACCCCCCATTTTTATTTTTTAGAACCAATTAGCTTTGCACCATTTGGTCACTTGTGAATTTAAGGTTCTTTCAGTGTGAGCATATAAACTCCAGATTTCTTTTCCATCTTCTTTGATAGATGCGAAGTTACCGTTGTCAGTGTAAAGATATTCCACTTCAAACTTTCTAAGATTCCAAAAGATTTTGTTTGCTGTTTTCATTTTGTTTTTGTTTCGTTGTTTGTTTGACAAATATAGAAATAAATTTTAATATGTCAAGAAAAAAATTAAAATATTTTTAGTTTTCCAATGTTTTCGGGGGTTTCAGGATGCATTTTTTTTTGTCCATCCTATTGAAATTGTGTTTAATTTAGTGCAATGAAAGGGAAAATTATCCAATCAATGAAGCCACGTGCGAAGAAACCATTGGCAGGGGAGGCGGGTGTACAGGTTGCCATTGTGCAATATATCAAAATGCAGTACCCAAACGCACTTTATTGCGCCTCTGCGGGGGGAATGTTTACCTCAATGAAGCAGGCTATTAAAATGAAAATGACTGGATACGTGAAAGGATTTCCTGATTTGCAAATATGCGAACCCAATGAGAAATACCACGGTCTTTTCATTGAGGTCAAGACGGATAAAGGTGTTGTGAGCAAGGAACAAAAGGAATGGATAAAGCAATTGAACAAACGTGGGTATTATGCTACTTATGTGAAAGGCAGCGAAGATGCCATTAAATTGATAGATGCATATTTCCAAAACGCAATATGATCAGCATAGGCGGTTAGCCGTCAACTTGTGCGGCGGCAACGTTTAC